GTCACCACCGATTGATAAGGAGATGAATCTTGGACTATCCCAAAAGCGTACCCAGCGTCGGGCTGGTGAACGGGCAATTTGTCGATGAGGATCCCGTCGCCGGAAAACCCGGCTCGCTGATTCCTGCCGCTTGGGGCAACGGCGTCACGCAGGAAATTCTCAGTGTCGTACAGGCCGCCGGCATGACGCCCAACGAGGCGAACACTCATCAACTGCTCGACGCACTGCGCAGTCCGGGGTTGTTCACGACGGCTGCGCAATTCGATGTCAGCCGATCGGCTGCAACGGCCGAGTTTGTCCAGCGGGCGCTGGGCAACTACGCCAGCGCTCGCGGCATCTCCGGCTCGACCCAACTGACCCTGGCCGATATCGGCTGCTCGATCGGGATGGGCGGTAACGCTGCGTACACCGTGACCTTGCCGGACGCCACTGCAGTGCCCAGCGGCGCGACGATCAGCCTGCATTGCCGAAACAGCGCAGCGGTCACGGTTGCCAGTAAAACCGGTACGCAGATCAGCCCCCAGGGGGCCTATCTGGGTTCGATCACGATGAACGCGGGCGAGAGCGCAACCTTCGTCCGGGAGTCGGGTGTCTGGGTCGTTTACGGCACCGCAGCGTTGAAGTATTCGGCGCTCTATGCGTCGCAGTTCGCCACGGCCGGATATCAGAAACTTCCCAGCGGCTTGATCGTGCAGTGGGTGACCGGGGGCTCCGATGCGAATGGAGTCATGACGGTGTCGTTGCCGATGATGTTTCCCAATGCTGTCCTCGGCGGGATCGCCAATGAGGGTTATCCGGCAGGCTGGGGCAGTTCCAACGTCACTGTCTGGGCATTCGACGGGGCCAACTCCACGACATCGACGGTTGTTGCCAGGGTTCGCAATGTCCTGGCGTCGAGTGTGAAGGCTGAACCTGGAATTTCGGGGCGCATATTGGTTTGGGGACGATAACCATGGCTATTTATTTTCATGCACAGACACGCGGCTTTGAACTGGTCGACAGCCCCTATCCGGAACCACCTGAAGGCGCCGTGGAAATCACCCGCGCCCAATACGCCGAACTGTTTGCCGGGCAGGCAAGCGGCAAGGTCATCAGCGCCAGTGCCAGCGGTCAGCCCGTATTGAACGACCCGGTCATCACCCCGCAGGCACTGGCTTCCCGGGAGCGCGCGTGGCGCGACAACGTCCTGCAAGACACTCAATGGCTGGTGTGGCGTGACGCTGAAGAGCTGGAAGTCGGCGAGGGCACGACGCTGCGTACCGAAGAATTCAAACAGCTTCTTGCCTATCGGCAGGCAATGCGCGACTGGCCCAATGATCCGGAATTTCCGGATGCCCAGGCTCGCCCTGTAGAGCCCGACTGGCTTGAAGGCTTGCTGCGGTCGAACGGCTGAACCGTTGACCCGATCAATGAGGAATCAAAGTGGATTATCCGAAAAGCGTTCCCGGCTCAGGCCTGGAGAATGGCAAGTTCGTCGATGAAGACCCGATTGCCGGAAAACCGGGATCGTTGATCCCGGCCAGTTGGGGCAACAGTGTGACCCAGGAAATTCTCAACGCGATCACGGCCGCCGGCCTGACGCCGGATGAGGAGCAGACCGATCAACTGGCCCAGGCCATCCGGCAACTGGCGAAACCGGATCCGTTGCAGCAGTTTCCTGTGCAGGTGTATCGCAAGAATCTGTTGATCAATGGCGGATTCAATATCTGGCAACGCGGCACGACCAATCAGGCGCCGAACATCGGTGGGTATGTGGCGGATCGCTTCCGGTGCGACTGGAACGGCAACGCTGGTGTCAGCATTTCGCGCCAGGAATTTGCCCTCGGTCAAACGGAAGTCGTGGGTGAACCCGCTTATTTCCTGCGCTGGCAGCAGGCCACCGCAGGCACGGGAGCAACGGTGCATAAAGTCGCCCAGAGCATTGAATCGGTCAGGACCCTGGCCGGACGAATGGCGACAGTCAGCTTCTGGGCGCGATCCGATGCGACGCGTCCTTTGCGTGTCACGATTGCCCAGCAATTCGGGGCGGGCGGTTCGGAGGGTGTCGTGAAGGTTGTCGACGTCTTTCAACTGAGTACGTCGTGGAAGAAATACAGCGCAACGTTTCAGGTGCCAACCATCGCCGGGAAAATGCTAGGCGTGAATGACTGCCTGACCTTGTCGTTCGATCTGCCGCTCAACGTGTTGCAGACCGTCGATCTGGCACAGATGCAATTGGAGGAGGGGCCGGTTGCGACAGCGTTTGAATACCGTCCGGCGGCGGAAGAGCTGAGCCTTTGCCAGCGTTATTTTGAGAAGTCTTTTGCTAACCGTCTGCAGATCCGTTCGAACAATGGTGCCGCAACCTGCATTGGTAACTTCACCCAGGCTGCGGTAGCCAATACCGGTCAGTACGGTATGAGCATCGATATGCAGGTGCTCAAGCGCGTACAACCTACCATCGTGCTGTATTGCCCGGGAGATGCGAGCAATCAAGTCTGGCATCAGGGCCTGATGAAGGCGTGTACGGGAACCGTTTTGCAAAGCGTGACCGAGAGAAGCTTTGCCATTGCCACTGTGACTCCTGTCGGCAGTGTTCCCGGGCAGATTTTGCAGATCGAATGGACCGCGGACGCGGAAATCTAGGAGGTAAGTCCATGAGCTATCAGCTCACATCGTCTGGCGTTCTGCGCCTGGGTGATTCAGCGTTCATTCCACAGGATCCGACCAACCGTGACTGGCTCGAGTACCAGGAGTGGCTGGTTTCCGGGGGACAGGTACTGCCTCTGGATCTGCCGCTCGAGAGTGCGACGGCCAGCCAGGGCATGCTGGGGTTGTTCAAGCGAATGATCCAGGTTTCCCCGGACAGCACGCTGAAAACTGAGGTAAACAATGGCTGATCAGCTTTGGTCGCCAACCGTGATTCAATCGGCGCATCCAGGGAGGACCGAGCATTATGCAAATCACTGAAGACAACCTACTCAACATCATGCCCAACGCCCGCCGCCAAGCGGGCGTTTTTGTTTCACCGCTCAACGATGCGATGGCGCGCCATCGCATCGACACGCCCAAGCGTATTGCCGCGTTTCTCGCCCAGATCGGACACGAATCGGGGCAATTGCAGTACGTGCGTGAACTGGGCAACAACCAATACCTGAGCAAATACGACACCGGTACGCTGGCGTTGCGTCTGGGCAACACGCCCGAGGCCGATGGCGACGGGCAGAAATATCGCGGGCGCGGACTGATCCAGATCACCGGCCGCACCAACTATCGCCAGTGCAGCCTCGGGCTGTTTGGTGACGAGCGCTTGCTGGCGCTGCCGGAACTGCTGGAACAACCGCAATGGGCGGCCGAGTCTGCCGCATGGTTCTGGGCGCAGAACGGCCTGAACGAGCTGGCGGATCAGGATCAGTTCAACAGCATCACCCGGCGGATCAACGGCGGGTTGAACGGCTTGCAGGATCGACTGGAGCTTTGGGGGCGGGCGAGGGCGGTGTTATGCCAGCCTTCGGTCTGAGCGTCTGGCGGCTGATTGGCCTGGTGCTGTTGGCCGCAGGGTCGGCGGCGCTGGCCTGGCAGTTTCAGGACTGGCGCTACGGCCGCCAACTGGCCGAACAGGCCCGGCTGCAGGCCGAGACCCTCAATCAACTGACTTCGGCCGCTGCCACCGCGCAACAGGCCGAACAGGACAAGCGTCTGGCCCTGGAGCAACGGCTCACGGCCAGTGAACAAACCCATTACCGAGCTCTGAACGATGCCCAACGTGATCAGGATCGCCTGCGCGATCGTCTTGCCACTGCTGATCTGCGCCTGTCAGTCCTCATCGACGCAGGCGACGCTGCCCAAGGCTGTGGTGTGCCAGCCGCCTCCGGCACCGGCGGCGTGGATCATGCAGCCATACGCGCCCGACTTGACCCGGCGCATGCTCGACGAATTGTCGCCATCACCGGCGAAGGCGACCGCGGACTGATCGCCTTGCAGGCTTGTCAGGCCTATATCAGAGCGCTGGCGCCTGCACATTTTGAATAAGCTTGTGTATTGAAAGCGCAACCGGCTCGTGTACGGTGGTACCCATTCCATCCGATCCGGAGCGCGCCGTGAAAGAAATCACTCAACTGGCGGCCGAACTTGGCCGACGTCTGCAATTGCTCAATGCCCACGTCACGACGGCCGAGTCCTGTACCGGTGGCGGGATTGCCGAAGCCATCACCCGCATTCCTGGGAGTTCGGCGTGGTTCGAGGCGGGTTACGTGACCTACTCCAACCGCCAGAAAACCCAGCAACTGAATGTACCGACGGAGCTGTTCGGCACCGTGGGTGCAGTCAGTCGCGAGGTGGTCGAGGCCATGGTGCGCGGCGCCCAGGAAAAAAGCCTGGCGCGGTTTGCCGTGGCGGTCAGCGGTGTGGCCGGGCCGGACGGTGGTTCGCCGAACAAACCGGTGGGTACCGTCTGGCTGGCGTGGGGCGTGGGCGACCAGGTTTCCAGCGAGGTCCAGCACTTCCCCGGCAACCGCGACGACGTCCGCCGACAAACGGTGAAGGCCGCGCTAGAGGGCTTGCTGCGACTAGCGGCACGAGAAATCGAAAATCAGGGGTAGGCGATCCGTGAACGCTGTGGAATAATACTGGCTACTTATACAGGTGTTGGCCGTCAGGCCTTATTGATTACGTGAGGACTTTAATGGACGACAACAAGAAGAAAGCCTTGGCTGCGGCCCTGGGTCAGATCGAACGTCAATTCGGCAAGGGTG